GCGTACATTACATTTCGATCCACCAAATCTGGTGTTGTGGTGGTTGTATCAAGGACAACCTTAAAGTCTTCTAGACCTAATCTTGCTTTAACGCCCTGCAAGAAAGGAACTGCTTGACCTTTGAATCTATCCCAAGTAACTTGTGTATTTGGGTCGAAAAGAAGATTGTTTGAAATTCTTGAAATCTCTTTCTTAACATTAATCAAAAGCCTTCTTACGTTAATTCTATCAAGAGCACTTCGTGTTGATTGAAGTGTCTTTTGTCCAAATACTACCAACCCTTCGCTTGGGAATGATGCGATTGGGTTAATGTTTGCCTCATACAGTTTATCTCTGTCCTTAGAGGAAAGTTTTTCGGTCACACCAACAACTGGGATACCTGCTGCACCGGCTGTTAGCCCACCACGATTAAATCCTGCTGGTGCGAACCAAACTTCCGAAACAGCTTGTGAGTACGATAGCGTTCCAATTGCTGCAACAGAAGGTGGACAATAGAAAGTTTTACCTGTTTCAGGATCTCTAACTCTTGTCCAAGGATAATATGTTGCACCATAACTATTATTAATTTGTCTTGTCTTAAATGACTTAGCAGCATCTGCGGCATTACCTCTAACAGTGCTGTCGTCATCTCTAACGACACTACTTCTATCTGGTGCTGGCGTAAAAGAATTTGTTTTAATATCGATAATACCTAAAGCATCACCTCTTGATTGGCAAATATCAATAACTCTATTGGTAAGACCATCAACTGAGATGCCTGGAGCTGATAAAATGTTCATATCTACAAGTTCTGGGTCGGCACATGTATCTATGGCGATTCTAACTGTGTTAAAAGCTGAACTGTTCAATTGCGTTTTACCATCCATCGTATTATTATTGAATGCTTCTGTTTCTAAGATACTATTACCATCAAATCCACCATTCATTGGTGCTGTAAACTGGTCAAAACCGGCATCGATTGTGTCTTTATAAGTTCCATTCGTGCCAGATGAGCCGGATGCACTAATTGAGCGATTAACTGCTCTAGACCCAGAAACATAGTATGCCTCAAAGGAATCCGCACTACCACCAGTTGTGGCAGAAAAACGAGATACCTCATCAAGACTAAAGATATAAGAAAATTCAGTAAAACTAGATGTTTCAGACGTTGTAGGTCCAATAACATCGGCATCTGCTGGGTGTCCCGCTGCATCTGGAAGACCGCGAACCAAATCAACATATGTTGAATTAAATCTTGAATTACTATTTGTTGTGTCAACCCCAAAGTAAGCATCTGTTGGGTCTGATAGGTTGCCCGTTTTTGTACTTTTTCTCAACGGGGTCGCTGGGTAATTAAAGGACATAGTTAGCATGGTTGTTGGAAATGCGTTTACTAGATGATTATCTCCTGATGCGGAAACGTATCCGGCAAGACTGGTGTTTCCAAAAGCAACTTGACTTGAATTTGTGTTTCCCACTGATGTTTGAGATAGTAACGCTGGTCTTGTTTGCGTAGAACCACTCATAACTCTAAGACCAACTGGTCTAATTGGTCCTTGAAACCCAAATGGAAGAAGTGTTGGATCTGATCCGATTCCTGCTGCTTCAACAATACGAATATATTTGGAAGCATTTGGGTATTCTCCGTAGTATCTCCATCTTCGAGATGTGTCGTCCCATCTTGCGTACTCTGTACCAATTTGCGCTGCGACATAGTTAGGAGAATCAGGATTAAGATTTAGATTTGAATAACTCTCCAAAACGATTGGGGTGCTATCGGTATCTTTAGTACTTCTTACTACTACAGAAAATGTTCCATATTCATCTGTAGGATCATCTGAGTATCTAATATCTTGAATAGAGACTTTAATGTTTTCGTTTGCCCAAGTACCATGCTCAAGCGCAACGACTTTAAATAACTTTGTAAGATTTCTTTCCTGAAATGAGGATGCAATACCTGTGTCTTGTGCAACAATCCACCCAGTGGAGGCAGGATTTGAGTTTACTTGATTGGCATTGTAACTTAGGTCATTAGCACCATCTGCAACATCCAATCCCAAGATGATTCCATAAACATTACCTGCTACAGCACCACCAGACACTTCTGATTGAACTACAGATTCATAAGATTCTCCGAGGAAATAATTTTCTTGTTCTGATGTTTCATAAATGCCGTTCGCTTGAAGTTTTGTTGGGTTAGTGTTCAACACTTTACGAATGAACTTTCCACTGGTTGCGTCAAAGTTAAATTCAAATTTCTTTCCACTAACTGCACCACTGCTTGAACTTAATTCAACTGTCCAATTACCACCACCAGCAGGTCCAACTGCATTTTTTATTACTGTTGCGGTTGCGCTTGTTGTTCCGTAACCACTTCCGCGAGAACCGCTGAGGGACATGACATACCCCGCTTCAGTATAAAAAACTGCTGCTAAAGTACCAGTTGCGGCACTATTGTCTGTCAAGAAGAGACCGAAAGCACCACCATTGGTGGCTTGAGCGTTTCCTCCAACTTTCCATCCTGCTTCTCCACCAACTGTGGCGTCTGTATGTGATCGACCAAGGAGTCTTACAAAGGTTAAGGGAGTGCTGTTTGATAGCCATGCTTGTGCTGCATAGGCACCATATTGGGGAGATAAACCTTCATTTCCTTCACGCCAAACATCGCTTGTTTTACCACCAGGTTGAGGGGTTCCAAATATTTGAACAAACTCTGTAAAATTTTGAACTTTTACCGGTTGTAATGCGGGACCTCTTTGGGCGCGACCGATAATAACTGGTCCGATTGCTTCTGGTTCATCTGGAATTTGTGATCTATCAAGTTCTCTTAATTGAACTCCAGGTGAAACAAAACGATATTTTTTGGATGCCATGTGATTAAATCTCCTTGTTATTCTTTAATAATCTTTTATAAATAGTGTGTTTATAAGCGAAAAGACGAAACATTTAAGATCTGAATTTGCCTTTTGCCCAATCAGGATCTTCATCTAAGATAACTCTTTCCCTTGGCGTCTTTATCTCTACAGCATTTTCTCTGATTACTATGTTTGGCTGTTCTTCATTTTTACCGTCGCCAATTAAATAACCTAATACGTTTATTGTAATATCGGTTTCATATACTCGGGTTTCAGCATCTAACTCTGTTATGTTGTTTGTCGATGCGAAATCTTGTTGAATAAACGCCTCATAAGAGTGACCGTCCTTTTTAAAAACTAAATAATTTATACCATTTGTGACTGAAACAAAGGGTTGAACAATCTCGTTTACCTGTTGTTGATATTCAGTCCTTATTTTTATATTGTAAGTGACTGTAACATAAGAGGGGGCTGGTATGGTTATTGTTTCATATACTATTTTTTTATCTTTTGCTTTTCTGCGGTCTGGAAAGTTTATTTGTTGAGCGCCTGGAGTGCCTTGGTTTCCAACGATTTTATTTTTCTTTCTGTACGTATTTGCATTTAAGAAATTACCAGTTTTGTTTTGATTTACTCTTCTGGCAATCGTTATTGAGCCTCCTTTGGCATCGTCAACTGGAAAAACATTTCCATAGAAAACACCCTTGTCTGTTAAGGATTTTTCAAATCCAGTTCTTGAAATAGAAATCATTGGGAAAATTAAAGTGCCATTATCATCTCTTAAGTTTTTATCATTTTTAATTTGAAATGCTCGCTCTGCTGCTTGCCAAATAACAGGTACTTTTTTAAAACCTTTGTTTGTTGTACAAAAGATATCTAATTCTTTATCTACAAACTCTTGAACTGAAAAATCAATCGTCTCCATCGTTGAGGGCTTAAACGATATAATTTGTTTTATTGTTCCGTCTACATCACTAATATCTTTCATTTCTATTTACCGTCAAATAACCCTTCTCTTGCTTTTGCACACCTTGCTGATATTTCTAATTGATTTTCATTTTGACCAAATAACTGCTTTGGCTCATTAAGAGTAATAATTTCGTAATACTGTTTATTATAAAGAATAAAGTCCCCTTCGCGAACAAATACATCCTGATCTTCTGTTAATCTTCTTTTGTGAAAATGGCACGTAAGCTCATATATTCTATCTAGTCCATAACCCGTGGTCGTAGTTTCATTCCCATTCCAGTCAATAAGAACGTAAACTCTGACTGGTGGTAGAAAATTCTTTTCTATCGCTTCACCATATAACGGGTGATAATTGGTGTGCTCTCGGCTAATTGGATAATAAGCAATTGTTTGACCGATTACTCTTTCTATAAGCTCGTCATTAACTTGCTTTACCAAATCTCTTTCTTTTTTATTAAAAAAAAGAGGAGGAGGAGGACTATTTGGTCTATTCCATTTGTTGTCATCAGACATTAAAAAATCCTCCTTATCCTACAAAAATCTTCATAGGAACGTTTGTTTGTAAAGTTTTTGCGTCCTCTGCCATTTTAGCATCTTGAGCAACCATGGCTTCATACGTTAATCTATCCAGCAGTTCTTTAAGTTCAGTTTTAAGCCCGTCTTTTTCAGATTGAGATTGAGATGCTAGCTCTGCTGCATTTAATGTTACCGCATCTCCCGGTAAAGGAATTGCACCAAATTTACCGCGTACCTGTGATAGCATTCCTTTTGCGATTGCTAGGGCATAATTTCTTATCCATTGCTTACCCATGCTGTTAATATTTGCATATGGAATATTTGCAAAAGGTAAAGTGTTATAATTGTTTATTCCATCTTTTCCGTCAAGTCGTGTTGGATCTGATTCCCAAGCATCTTGAGGGATAGTAAATTCAAACCAAATTTTTGTTGGGTTTATAAAATCAAAAGGCGACGAGGGTGGTGGATATAATTTTAAATAATTATCTCTTATTTCATAAGAATAGTGGGAGGCTCGGGTATACATACTATCCTCAAAAGCCATTGCCTGAGATTTATTTTGCCAAGTTGGAACAACCTCAAAAGTAGAATCGTCTGAATATTGTCCATATGTATTAAGGTTTCCCACGACATTTAATCCCCCATAATAACCATAAAAGCGCCACATTGCGGCATTTGATTTATAGTATACTCTTCTAACCTCCACTCTTCTGTTGTTTACGCTTCCTGAGAAATTAACCGAGGAAGACACTGAAAGATCTTGGACTGCTTTTTGAATATCATATTCTTGTTGATTATCAACCATATCTACTGATGCGGAGTAAACTCGAATATCACCAAGAGCAGCTTCTTGAGATAGACCATCTGATATTCGTGAGGCATAAGAGAATTGAAACGAAGGATACTTTAAAGCCACATGAGTTCCGCTCAAGCTGGACGATAGTTCACCAGACTCTAATGTTCCTTTATGATCAAATGTACCTGTGGTTGCGCCGAGAAAATCAGAAAGAACGTTAATTGCTTGATGGTTATTAATAATATACGAATACTCTAAAACAGCTAACTCATATGAGGTATAAATATTTTGCTCAGTTAACTCAATGTCCAATACATCCCCACCAAGCATTTTATATGTGTAGGAAACTTGAGATGCCGCACCAGACAAAAATTCAGTTGAGTCAAGGTAGACGCCGTAAGGAACCGCTGTTGAAATTACATTTGCCGTCGTTCCGGTTGAAGGTAGCACGTAAGGGCTTGTTTGCTGTACTGGCGTTAAGGTAGGTGGTGCAGTCATATTTATTTCTCCTATGAGTTAAATAGTTGTTTTTAACACAAAAGATAAAAGAAAACCCCACTTCCCGCGAGGAGAAGTGAGGCTTCTTAAATAACAATAAGGTGTTATAGGTTATTAGCCTAGTAGATCCTCACAGATTACGAGACCGTACATATCAGGTCTAACCATCTTCTTCGCGTAGCGAGTCATTACACCCTTACGTGGTGTGAATGATTCTGGGTCGAAAATGGTAGGTGTGACTTGTAGAGGCACATAAGGCGCATATACAAACCCGCTTTCAAGGAAGCTGTTACCTTTACGACCAACCAATACTACGTTACGAACGAAGTAAGGATCGACATAGATGTCAAGTTTCTTGCTCAACTGACCAACCTTAACTGCACCAGCAGTACCACGGTTTTCA